GTTGTCATAGTTAGTGTCAACAGTTGCGCGCAGGTCGGTCAGGGCCGTTGCTCCTCGCGCCTGAGAGGCAGCTATGGTAACACCCCCGATAAAGGGGCCCATAACATAACCATTCAAGGCACTAGGAACGACGATAGCGGGTACGTGAGCCATAGGCACCGCAGCCTGCAGAGCAGGCGCGACGAGCCCATGATTTTGTGTAGCGCGAACCTGAGGATCGCGGAAAATGGTTGTACCACACATATCAGCCTGAACGAAGGGCTGGGTAGGGCCCGACAAGCGCAACGGTAAATAAACACCATCCCGAGCGGGGGCGGTATAAAACGCCGAGTCCAAAAGTGGGAGAATGGCTTCGTCAACCGGAAGGTCGAATGAGTCGACAGTGAGTCCGATGTTGACCGAGTCAGTTTGCATACGGGGAAGCTTACCGACGTGTCGGTGGGAAAGCTGGGCAGCATAGACGGTGCCTTGGTTGTTCAATGATGATGCAACAAGGTAGGCTGTGATCGACGACGCAGTCTTACGGAATGCGGCTGCTCGACTTGCTACCACGCGAGACTCACCCGCAAGAACGAGAGCGGGGTCGGTGATGTCCTGGTAATTGATTGCTCCTGTGGCGGAGATAGTGGGTTGGATCGGGACAATGTCGAAATTCGTTGGCGGAAGACCAACTGGGACGTTCAAATCATAAGAGAAATTGGTACCCAGTGGTCCACGCATATAAATCAAGGCATTCCCATCGCCTGGGGGTTTCCACACCGCCAGGTCCCAATCTGTACCCACCACAGGGGTAGAAGTTGTACGTAGGACTTCATATTGACTACGCATTGCCTTAGCAAACAACTGGTCTGGAATACCAACCGGGGGTTCATCCCCAGCTGGATGAAGCGCTTTGATCACCCACGATAACGCAGCGCCATCGACGCCATTAGCGCGAAGGCGTTGTTTGATACTCTCATGCTCCATGGATAACAAAATGGGGTTCGACTGTCGAAACCGTGAACAAATTTATGCAATTTGCGATGCTCGAGCGGTACACTAACAAGTGCGAGCATCGACGGGGCGAAGAGGGGCGTCAGCCAGATCTACCGACAAGATCTTATCCACTAAGGGATGCCTCAACAACCCAGCCTTACCACGGAGTTGGTAATAGACAGTCTCGAGGTCCTCAACCTCAGATGGCGTAGTGTCATACCGGATGCAGAAGTCATTCATGACGCTCTCCCGGTCAAAGACCAGGACAGACTGCATGGCGCGCCAGTGTTTCTCACGATTTACTAGATATTCGGTACACGCATTATCATGAGATCGGAGAAAAGCGCCCACAACCGGTACATTACCCAACGCCCGACAGAGCCCTATCACGATACTGTGAATGTGGACCTCGACTTCGCCTTCAGGCGGGGGCCGAATGGTCCAGAACAGCTTACCGAGGATCCGTCCCGGTTTAGGGATGAAGTAATAGTGGTCGCCGCCGTCATGCAGCCACACACCAGACACAAACGAAACGTGAGACGGATGGTTGAATTTCCGTGCTTCTGGCACAATACCAAAAGACGCCTCATGATTCGCAAATCGAACCTCATCGAAATCACCGGAGACGACCACAAGGCAATCGTCACCTGCAATAATGATGTCTCCTGTGAGCCCGAGAACGACCATCGCGTCGACAGTGATCATGGCATTGATCAAACTATTACGATACGTCGTGTCGTTCTGGCCGGACTTAACCGTGCCTTCGAGCTTATAGCGCATGACCACTCGCGAGTAGTCGCGCACGATCCCCGAGACGTTGTAACCGCGCCGGACAAACCACAATAAATGCGGTGGATAGAAAATTTCGGCATCGGCAAACAACGACAATGACATTGTGGCATCCCAGTTCTTTCCGTCACGTTCATAGAACCGTGCGTTCACTGTTGTAAGCATCACATCATCCATCCAGCGCGACAGATCCTCGCAATTCATACCCGAGGCAAATGTTACGCAAACTCCAGGCGCCCATTCATGACGATAGAGCGCGAAGGCGGATTTCTGCAATGCAGCAAACGACGGACCATGCAACGCTTGTGTGGTCAATGTAGAATAACCTTGAATCAAGCGAGCTTTAGTGAGAGGGTTCAACGCTCCTTCACGTTTGACGAACGCAGTAACACGACTAGGGTAAATCGTGTCATTCGCGATGCTCCGTGTAATGGCTAGTTGCCGATGCTTTGGAAAACGCTCCAACCAAATCGGGAGCATAGCAGTGTATTCGGCGGAAAACCCAGCTAAAAGCTGGCGAGCAACACGGCGAAAGTCGACGGAGAATTGGCGGGTGCGGTTAGGTTGGGCTTTGCCGTGCCGATTACAAAAGGCATTGTGGGCATTGCAGGCACAACCTCGCGCGACATGGAACTCACTGGAGACAACTCCTAACACCGTACCGCCAACCTGGGCGCGAGGGCACACCAGGGGGTCCGGAGACAGCAGGAGTTGATGTTTCTCATCAATGAGACTCTCATCACCACGGCCAAGGCACACGGTATCAAACTGATAACCCAGAGTTGAATTGGGTAATGACATGTTATGGAAACCATATGCATGCTCGCGATGATTGAACATGACGCACACACCGACCACAGTAGTAGCAACAGCCAACGAGCCGAGTGACACCCACAGACACACGTGGGATTCGGGAAGTTCGCGCCAAGTGCTTTGCGGCGGAAGGCGCGATTGAGCACCGAGCTCGGAGCTCGCCGAGAGAGTGACAGACATAGCGGCGGAATAATCAATAGGGAACTGCCGCATAATGGTATTGGTAACACGATCCAGGGCATTTTGCCGAGCGATCTCAAACGGTCCTTGAGCAAGATCAGTTAGACGAGCTTTGTAGGCATGCTTCCACCGGTAGTTATAAGCGGAAGGGCTGGCAAGCAAAGCCATTGTAGCTGCACGTTTGTGGTTGGCTGCGTTGTTGTGATTTGAATTCACGGCATTAACAACAGCCACCAACACGCGAGCACGATACGCCCGATACCACCGTACGCTACCGACGACGAACGCCAGCACTGCAAACGTCTGAGAACAATCAAGAAGCCGAGTGAAGATATGGGGTGGGACCAACCAGTACGCGAAAGACCCGGTGAAAATCATGAGGTGCAGAGGGTTGGCTGGAATTCGGTCGACAGCGCGGAGACAGGCACGGAGTCGAGAACGGTATTCGACTATCCGATAAATGGCAAAGGGAGCAACATCGAATGCGCCCAGAACCCAATAACCATGCCATGCCACGCGGACAACCTGTCCAGCAACACCCACCATGCGCCCACACGCATCACGCCGAAGATACACAGTGCCAGTCGGGCCAATAAACAACAGACGCGCGGAAAGCGCGAGCGGTCTACGTGCCTGGACTTGGTGGGGCCGAAGCAATGCGTAGGCGGCGGCAGGCAAGCCGAACGCGAACGACGCCAAGGCCCCAGGAGGGGGTTCTCTGTGATCTTGAGGACTCACTAACTCGAACTGTACTAACAACTTCACCAACCGCAAGACGATAGCGAGACCGAGAAAATAAATCCACGGTCCATCGCCAGCAACGTCGGAGCGGAACTGAGGGCCAGTTTGGGGGGGGGGAGGAAACAGCTTAGCTTGGTGAGCGGCGGCGCGGGCCAAATGCTTCTGAGCGTGGGTAGAACGTTGAGAATGTGCAATGGCACGACGGAGAGACCGCCGCTGTTTGGCTGAGAGCTGGTCAGGGAATGGGGACACTTCCGGAACGACAACCACCGTCGTTGGTTTTGGAAGAGGAATGAAAGAAGGAGCAGAGAGAGAGAGGGCAGGAGGTGGTTCCTGCGGTGGGAGAGGACCAATGTCGGGGGCATCGACGTCTTCCCAGTTCTCTGGAATGACGTCAAGCACGTCGGGGATGGGGAGAACACGCGGTCGTTGCAACTCGCGACGGCGAGTTTGACGAGTACTCTTCTGGAAGAAGAGGCCGTCTGCTTGACTCCAGACTGGAGCACAACTGCGGAATGGCGTCCCGCTGAGGCTCTCACTGGTGAAACCATTCTCGACCAGGTCATCGGGATCACCACAGACCATATAGGTCGCGAGATCACTAAACCGATCGATAGTATTGGTATCAGCGTATGTCCCATACCCGCGCAACGCAGGCCCATCATCACCAAGAGCTCCCCCGACGGCATCATCATATGCAGCATCGGCTTCGTCGACAACCGTGGAATGCAACGAGAAGCGACCATGCCAAGCGGCTTTAGGTGCCAGCCGGAGCCTCCGGAAGGTGCGATAAGTCGCACCGACCAAAGTGAGCTCCTCCTCGTGCGCGCGCGCGAGCGATAACACATCGCGCCGTACACTCATGAATTCTCGTATGGTGACACGCCGTAACGGCGCGTTACCACCAACGTGTCTCGGATAACGACTCATTGAAACGAGAAAAGTAGTAACTTATACA